AATGGATATTGTTTATCATAAATACTGTAGTAACAGCCCTAATACTACAGATAACCAACAATTAGTAAAGATACTTTCCGGTAGTGAGAAAACTGGCGGTATGACTCCGATTATAGCAAGGGAGATATTGGAAGATATATTGAGTAAGGAACTCCCTCCGTTCCCGAAAGATTTCCCGGCTGATACTCCATTTAGTCTTACTATGGCGGAAGCAGTAAAGAATAAAGCGGATGCATCCGAACCAGGCCAACAAGTTACGGCTCTGAAAGTAAAATACGAATCGGCCGAACAAATTGCAGATGTTATTAAAAACGTTGCAAGTTGGAGAACTTATTTGGAAAGCGAATTCGAGAAAGCTATAGAAGACGAGAGAACGCCGGTAGAATTGACCGAAACTGATATGGATGTATAGGGAGGCTAATCGTGTGTAATGCCTGCGAGGAAACGCCCTATTCGCTTATAGATAAATCATACTTGGATTTGTTGTACGCAGATTTGTGGGTGGAAAAAGCTTTAGGATTGAAAGAAATATCTAGGATAGCCAAAGCTGAAATAAGACTTCGAAAGTATTTAGAGGGAAAGTGGAATGTTAGGAGGAATGAAGCTATTGAATCGGCTGTTGGTTTGGCTAGAAATAGGAAATCCTATAAAACAATATCATCAAACATAAACAGGATAATGAATAAATGGTCAAGAGATGTTTTACCCGTTTATAATTCTGAAATACGAGAAGTATACAAATTGGCTAGAATAGCCGGTTATAAAAAAGCCTCGGGCAAAACATCCGCATCATTACAATTCAATATCCCTAAAACAACCCCTATTAAAAAAGCAGACTCTAACATTTCTGTTGATTTTGATTTGGTAGATGAAAATGCAATGGAAGCTTTAGAAAACAGAAATATATTTTGGGTTGGCGAACATTACGATAAAAATATATCCGACTCAGTAAAAGATACGGCCAAGTCTGTCATGGTAGAAGCTGGTGAATCAACTTCGTTAGCAGGACAATTGATGGGGAAACGTATCAAAGAGATTTTAAGTAAATTTTCAACTCCTGGTGGATTTGTTGGAACAGAAAAACAATATTTCGAAGGATTGGTTTCTAATGCTATGACAGTAGGAAGAGTGTATGGACAAATGCGCTCTTTTTCACAGATAGGTATAACAAGGTATGAGATTGTAAATCCTGGTGGAAGCAGGATGTGCGAAGTATGCGCTAACCTACAAGGAAAAACTTTCGACATAAAACAAGGCTTAGAACAAATAACTAAAGAATTTAAATCTTCATCTCCGGAAGATATTAAAAAGATACACCCGTGGTTAGCTAGTTCTAAAGTAATAGGCAAGAGTTCCGATTCTTTAGCGTCAATGGGTCTTTCTTTGCCTCCATATCATTTTAGATGTAGGTGTACTATAGACGTATCAAGCGAAGTCGAATCGTTTGAGGATTTAACGCCTATTCCGTTCCCTGTTCCTTCTAAAGCAGCATAAAATACAATTAAACGATAATTGTTCGTAACGTACGTAATATCTGCTATCTTATATAACAATTATTTTTATTTGTATTGTCAGTATTATGAATAATTATTGCCATTCTTTTTAATTTTCAGTAAGTCATTTTAATCTATATATGTGAGGTGAATATTGAGCAACTCAATTAAAAGAACGGCAATTCCATCTGAAGAAAAAAATAAAAGGGTTGTAACGGCTAAGGTTATTGGTGAAAACGATTTGGCTTCTTCAGGAAAGAAAAATCCTGCTTCTGCGGGAAATAGCGGGATACCTTTAGAAGAAGACGAAGACGAAAAACGTAAAAAGAAAAAAGAGATTAACGAAAGCGTTAACAAAAGCATATTTGTTCCGATAATAAAATCTAGCAAACAAGAAAGAACTATAACCGGAGTGGTTTTACAACCTGAAGTAGTAGACGCCCAGGGCGATATTATGGACAAGGATGTAATACGCAAGGCAGCACACCGATTCCTATCTAAGTACAATAAGGCAACCGAATTAGGTCTGATGCATAAATATTTTGGTGACACAGGATTCGAATTGTATGAATCATGGGTTGCTCCACAAGATGTTGTGATTAAAGACGCTTTGGTCAAAGAAGGTTCTTGGCTTATGACCGTATATGTTGGAAAAGATAAAATATGGAAAATGGTAAATGATGGAAAACTCAAAGGATTTTCTATTGGCGGCAAGGCAAAAGCCAAGAGTATAAGTAATGAAAAAGAGGGACTAGATGGCTAATGTTCCAAAAAGAAGATTCGTAGAATTGAGTGTAGACGAGGTTTCAATAGTTGATAGTCCAGCAAATGAAGAACATTTCATTGTTATTAAAAATTTACAGGATTTACAGGAGGTAAACATGCCCGGAGAAAAGAACGAAGAAACCACCAAGGATGTTGTAAAGAATGACGACACACAACAGAATCCAGAAAAGATTCCCGTTGAAGTCGATAAGGCTACCGATGAAGCTGTTGCGAAAGCGATGGAACAGGTTGCTGATTTAATCAACAACATCTCGAAATCTTTTGATAATGTTGGCGAAAAGGCTGGCGACAAAGACGAACAAGTAAGCAAAAAGAAAGAAGGAGAAGAGGAAAAGAAAGAAGGGGGAGAGGAAAAGAAAGAAGTACAAACGAATAAGAATGCCGAGAAAATCGACGATAATATTCGAGAAGCGGCATCAGAGGCGGTGTACGAAGCAATAGCAAAAGCCAAGCGTTTTACGCCAACACGAGAAGCGGCTTTGAAGGCCGCCATAGAAACGCTGAATAAGTTAGCAAAAGAACTTGGCATGCAAGAGATACCGATCGGTTCTTCTCCGTCTACAAACACGCCGTCCGGTACTACGTTTGGTTCGAGTTCGATTACCAAATCCATGGAAGACTTTGTAGCAAAGTTATCAGCGGGCATGGAAAAGATAGTGGAAACCACCAAGAACCTTGACAGCAGGATGGAGAAAATTGAAAAGATGGCTGCTCCGTCGAAAAGCGTAGAAGGCGACGGAGAAACTGATAACAAAGTAGAAAAGAATCAAAATTTTTGGAAGGGTGTTATTTAATTGTCCGTCGTAAACAAATTTACACGTAACAATAGAAACCGATAGGAGATAAAAATGCCTGATATTTCAAACGAAGAATTAGTCCAGAAAGCAGTTATTACGGCGGATGCCTTAGCCAGCAGTGGCAAATTAAATACGGCACAGTCGAATCGTTTTATTGATTATGTGATCGATGAAACTGCGTTAAAAGATAACGCAAGAATCATTCGATTCAGAAATGAAGATTTGGATATCGATAAAATCGGCGTTGGCACAAGGTTGGCTGTTCCGAAATCAGAGGCTAGGGATCCTGGTATCCGTAGAGGCGTTACGACCTCTAAAATCACATTAACTCCTAAAGAAATCATGGTTCCTTTTGAGATCGGAGATACGTTCCGAGAGATAAACATCGAAGGGGATAGTATCGAAAATCACATTATTTCTATGATGGCTCGTCAAGCGGCGAATGACATAGAGGAGTTGTACATCAACGGCAACACGCTAGGTCCAGCAGAGATTGAAGGAAATATAGTCCCTGGCGGAAGTGATACTCAATATGTCAAAGATAGCTATTTGGCTTTATTTGATGGTTGGTTAAAGCTTCTCGATAGCGCCAATATCGTTGACGCAGAAGGAGCCAACATCGGTCTTAGCGTTCTTGGTAAAACGTTTAGGGCGATGCCGACTAAATTCCGCCGAATACTGAAAGATATGCGTTATTATATGGCGCCTGATTTGGAGCAAATTTACTACGAGAAACTTTCCACCAGAGCTACTTCGTTGGGCGATTCGGTGGCAGGCGGAATGGGACATAGACCGTTCGGTATTCCTATAGTTGGCGTGCCTTTGCTTGACTTCTTGCCTTCTATAACAGAACATATCACTTTAGGAGACAATGCAGCCGGAGCCGTAGCATTAGCCAACGCTCCGGTACAAAATGTTATTGTTACTCCGATTACTTTGGATGATACGCCTACTACGCCCTACGTAGAAGATACGGCTTATACAGTAGACGAAGCCAATGGAACTATAACTCCTGCTGATGGCGGAGGAATAGAAAGTACCACGGTTAAAGTAACATACGATGCGAATCCGCAAATTCTTCTTACGCACATGAACAACTTTATCGTCGGCATCGGAAGAGACGTTAGAATCGAGAAAGATCGAGACATCTTTAAGGGCGTTAATCAATACGCTATAACCTTGAAAGTTGCGGTGCAA